AAAAAAAAAAAAATAAAAGGATTAAAATAAAAACCGGAAAAAAAGTTAAAGTATAACAGAATCATGAACTTCGTTATTGCGGCTAGGGGCATAGGGAAGACTTTTGCGATGAAGAAATATTGTATTAATCGTTTCTTAAAAACAGGTGCTCAATTTATTTACTTAAGAATGTATAAAACAGAATTAAAGAAAATCGATCAATTATTTAATGATGTTGCTCAAGAATTTCCTGATACTGATTTTAAAGTAAAGGGAAAGGAGTTTTATATAGATGGTCAGTTGGCGGGATTTGCAGTTCCGTTGAGCGCGTGGCAAAGTTTTAAAGGTAATTCATTCCCGAATGTTGAGACTATTTTATTTGATGAATTTATTCGTGAGAAAGATAATGTTGGTTATCCCCCAAACTGTGTGGAAGCTTTACTTAATATTATAGATACTGTTATACGTAATCGCGACAATTTTAGATGTGTGTGTCTTAGTAACTCAGTTTCTGTTGTTAATCCGTGGTTCTTATATTTTAATATTCTTCCTGAACCTGATAAAGATACAGGCGAGTTTAAAAGATTCTATTCTTATGGTCATTATGTGTTAGAAATACCAAAAGCTAATGATTTTAAAGAAGAAAGAATTAAAACTCGTTTTGGTGCTATGATTAATGAATTAGATTATGGGCGTATGAGTTTAGACAATGAATTTACACATGATGTTGATACATTTGTAATGAGAAGACCAAAAACCACAATACACTTCTGTAACGTTACTTATAAAGGATTTACAATGGGAATGTGGGTTGATACGAAAAGTGATTTTATGTTCTTGAGTCAAGATCACGACCCATCATGTAAAAAATCATTTGCACTTAGTAAAGAAGATATGAATGAAAATCGTATACTTGTTAATAGCTATAGAAGTGAAATTTATCTAGATAAAATGGTAAGAGCATTTAAGAAAGGTTTGTTAATGTTTGATAATCAAATTATTAGACAAACTAGTTATGAAATGTTTAAGCGAATGGGTGTACAGTAAAAGCGGAATTACGTAGAGATTAAAACAAAGACCAAGATATAAAATATATAAAAGATATAAAATAAATATATTATAAAAAGGATATAATAAAAATATCTAAAACATATTAAAATACATAGGATACCGTAGAACCTTAATATATCATAAAAGAAAAAACCCTTCCTTAATTGGAGGGGTTAAAATATTTTTCCATACATTCTTTTGAGTGAAACCAACTGTCATAACCTTTATATTCTACATACATAGTATGACAACCCTGACAAATTCTACAATCTTCTCCTTTGAAATTTATTAAATAATCTATATCTATAATTGAACCTCTATAGTTAACTAAATAACTCATTTATTATTTATCCCCTTTTGTTGGATTTCTCCGAGAATGTATTCTTTTCCTTCAATGAATTTATAATTGTTGATATCTTTGTCGAAAAACCAATATAGAAAATCATCGAAACAATTATCTCCTGAAAATACTTTTGTTCTTTCTGCTAGTGAACCGTAAACCATATATTGTAGTTTAATCATGATGCAACAACCTTTCTGAGTTTCGCTTCATAGTATACTTTTTCTAATTCATCTACACCTTTGTATCTTGTTTTATTTGATTTTAACCTAACACCTGTATTTTCCATTAAATTAAATGATGATGTTTCAATGACTTTGTAAATTGGTTCGTCATATTCTAAACCATATCTTATGCAATATTCATCTGCTCTTTTGATAAGATTTGATATATTTGAGTCTGACATGTAATTTACTGGATTAGTTAGAAAGTTTAGGCTAGGTTTATATTTAGAATTGATTCTGTGAATTGTTATCATCTTACTTTTGTTTCTCCTTCCAAATGTTGTGAAGTTCTTTGAAGAAATTATGTAGTTTGATAGACATGTCTCTATCTATTTCTCCGTTTCGGTGTTGTTTGTTAATTAATAATAATGCTTCTGCATATTTTAATGTATCCATTAAAACCACCATCCTATAAAATCTTTGAAATTACCATCTGTCAATAAAACGGATAATAAAACCCCTACTATGAATAACCATATTATACAAACGAATACTTTTAATAAACCTTGACCGAATTTAGGTGATTGGTTATTGTAAACTATTTCTTCATAAGGAACATTGTTTGCTATACAATAAGCTTTTCTCATTGCTTCTTTTTCTTTTAATTCTTGTTGTTTTAAATTATTTTGTTTTTGTAATTCTCCTGCAACTAAGAAATCAGTATTGAAACCATTGTTATTAAAATCGTTATTATACATATTATCTCATCCCTTTCGTAACTGCTACTGATAATTGTGATTTCCATATTTTACGTTGTGTTTCAATAAAGTTTACTGCGTTATTATATGTAACATAATTAGAATATGATAATTCTTCAACAATGTCAACTGGAATTCTAATACCTAGTTTTTCATATAGCTCTAATGCTTCTTCTTGTTCCACTGTTAAATTAGCGATTGTTCTACGTTTTGCTTGTTCTGTAGCATAAACTAAGTTTTCTAATTCTTTTTGTTTGATCTTAATTTGTTGTTTTAATTCTTTTAATTCTTGTTTATAATCTTCCCTAGACATTAAAGCTTCTTGGTTTTGTTTTGTTTGGTTTACTGCTTTATTTGTGTTAGATGACACTGCTAAAGATATCATTGTTGCTACTACGATTATAACTATTGCTACAATAAAAATTGACATTTTGTTTATTCCCCTTTATTGTTTAATTATTTATTTAATTTTGAATCTACTTTAACTAGATAAATTGTTTCATTTTTATGGTTTTTAAATGATTCAGAAGAATATTCTTTTCCGTTTCTATTCATTATCATTGTTATTTCTTTAAATTCTTCTTCATTCATATAACAATGATGTTCTTCTCTTAAATATTTTACTACTTCTACAATATTGAAACCTTCTCTTATATTTAAACCGTTCATTATAATTACCTACCTTTTATTTGATTTATTAACCTATAATTATTATAGCATTTTAAATGCTTTTCGTCAATGGTATTTGAGAAAAAGATGAAAATTAATTCACCTTATTCTCATGTTCCGCAATCTGTTTAAAAATATCAATTAATACATGTTTTACTATTGAATTTCCTGCTAGGAAATGTAATTGATTGTCTGATAGTTTTAAAGAATGAATCTTAGATAATTCTTCTTTGTTTAACCCCATTAGTTTTAAAGCGTGATAACCTGTTAAATCGTAAATCCAGCCATTATAAAATATTCCTTGTGTGTTAGATGTTAAAAGAGTTTGTGCATAGCCTTTTCCTATTCTACCCCTTCTAGTTAAACTATCAGGAAATGCATAATTTACGATATCTAAATTGTTGATAGGAGAGTAACCTTTAACAACTGCTTGTCTTACATTCCATTGATTATCTTCTTTAAAAATAAGCGATTCTAATTTAAATTTCTTTCTAAACTTAATATCTTTTATGTAATCATATACGTGAGGAGGTTCTATATTTGGAATTTTTAATTTAAATCCTTCTCCTAAAACAGAAACAGCAAATACTCTTTCTCTATTTTGTGGTATTCCATATGATAATGCCTTTGACTTTATCCATGAAGTTTGATAACCTTGTTTTGAAAGATAATCTAACCAATTATTAAATCCTTCAATATTTTTCTTATTAACTAAATCTGATACATTTTCTAGTAATAAATATTTTGGTTTCTTTGTTTCTATTATCTTTTCACATTCATATAATAAGCCCGAACGAGAGCCTTTCAATCCTTCTTGTTTTCCGTTACGAGATAAATCTTGACAAGGAAATGAATAAGTGAATATATCCATATCAGGCAAACTGTTTGGATTGATCTTTTTTATATCACCATAATTATGAACTTTGCCATGCAATACTTCATGTGTTTTTAATGCTATATTGTTTGATTCTAATTCTGATATTCCTACATTAATAAAATCTGTAACTTCTCCGAGGGCTAATGCTTGTGAGCCATATCCTGCAAATGCTTCAAATAATCTTGGCTTGAATTCTGCTTGTTTTAATTCCATGTTTATTACCTCTTTCAATTGATTATTTAACTCTATAAATATTATAGCATCTTTTCGTCAATATAAC